ATGCGTTATTTAAATACGCCATTTGTATTTTCTTTTATCTATAAATATAATGATTGACTAAATTAAGTTTTGACTCTTTAACGATTTTATGGTGTTTCCTGCTTCTTGCCTAATTTTTTCGGGAAGGTATTGTGGATACAGTATACCATCTTGTGTAATATTGGATTTTGGATCGTATCTAATTATCACGTTTGTTTCGTCAGGAACGTGCTTGTTAAAAATAAAATAGCTAATTGGACTCGGAAAACTTCTTTCACTCTCTGTGGACTTAAGTACGTTATCTGTGCTACCGAGATCTATTGGTTTGTCTAAGTTAAGTTGAATTCTTAAACTTCCACTGTTATCTAAAACTTGTTCAACGCTGACTACTCTATACTCTAGACTTTCGGGCCAAAAATTTTTCTCAGGATCTGCGGAAGATTTATTGGCATAAGATTTTTGATCTTTTAGTTTAATCATATCTCCCAATCCAAATTCTATTGGAAAAACAGGACTTTCTATGTTTTCATAAGAAATATTTTGCACCACTTTTCCGTAATATAAGTTAGAAGATTGTGTTACTGATAACCAAATGGAAGAGCTGTTGTTAGTCAGTGGAGCGAAAACCCCCTTATATGTTCCCATATCGTTGTCTTGAATTTCACTTACGTATCTAGTAATTGTGGAAGTCACTGTTTGAGGACTAGTTGGGGTACCCGATTGTAAAACCTGTAGTATTTCTACAGTAATTTGCGCCGCTATTCTACCCCCAGAAACGCTAAAGCCAGGAAAAAACGCAGTCGCAGTATGATTACCCAATGGAAAATCTAAATAAACAGTCTGTGTGGTTTGACCCTCGTTAGTAGCGACTAAGTATAGCTTGGCTGCGATAGTGAAAACTTTTGTACACCTGAATTCCGCGAAAACCCCAGAAATTCCTCCTTGAATGCCTGGGCTTACTTCTCCAATTTGCTCGAAATCAGAAACACTTAATTCAGTGTGAGGAACGTAGTTATCTGTCGGTTGTCCTTGGGTGTACGTGGTCGGCTCCGTAATGGCTATGGGAGGATTTATTTCATAAAACAAATTTCCAGTTCCAGCTATAAAATATAAGACGGGGGAATACCTCCATCCGCCTTCGTATATTTTAAGATCTTTCTTGTTTGTTAAAAACTGCACGTCAGGATTCTTAGGATCGAAATTAAAAAGAGACACGTTTATGTTTTCTTGACTTTTGAATATATTTTGAGTGAAAAATATGTTCTCGTTTGTTTTAGTTAAGTCTAATACATTTTGATCGTTATCTAAAATATATTTTATTTGAGAATTACTTCTTCCGGGTAGGTTTAAAGAGGCCGTATATATGTCTATCAAATACGCAAATTGATATTTTATTTTGTCTATCGCTGCTGTCTTACCATAAGACCCGCTCTCTCCCTGAACGTAATACGTATATTGACTGCTTTGCGTTTTAGAACCGTAGTATCTAGGGACTGTGAACGCATTGGTGCTATAGTTATAATCTTGCACGTAAGCGAAGGGCGCGTAAATATCAGAGAAATAATTATTCCAATTATTTGAGTTAGATCTAGATACCGCTGTTTGTATAAGATCGAAATTGACTGGTACGTTTTGTTGATATGAATAATCTAAATCAAAAAACTTACTAGATTTCAATGATTTAGAAACGTTTTGATAAAGCGCGACTAAAGATTGTGTAATTAAACTCTGACTTGCATTGGAAGAATACTCTATTTGAGGATTAAAAGAGTTGAGAGATGTGACTTCTATAGCGGTACCTTGAAAATCTCCAGTGTATTTTTCTATTCCATCTGTTGTGACAAACGGTATATAGCCCAAAGAAGAAGTGAAATACCCACTCTTAGAAGTCGAAGATCCTGACATAGAGTTCGCTGCGTAAGCACTAATAAAAGCGGTGTCTATAGACTGAGAGAAATTGCTAGACTTGTCTCCCTCCGGTTCGTGTCTAGCGTACTTGTTTCTATGTAATATGTGATCCTTTATGAGTATACCCGTAGAAACGTTAGACCTCGCTGGAACGAAGTCTTTAATCATTCTAAATATCGAGTTATTGTAGTACTTTACGAGTCTAATATAGTCCCATACGTTGAATCTTTTAACATAATAATCTCTCAAGTAATCTTCGTAGACGTAATTTAGTTGTTCGTAAGAGCTTGATAGTAAGTTTCCTGGAGAAGCTACCAAACTTTGTAAATTCAAGCTTGGAATGCTAGAAGTAATGTGAGCGTTAAAAAGATCAGAGGGAGAAAACGCTACTTCTATGTTTGTAGAGTTAATGTAACTATCGTTTGAATAGTACTGTAAAGTAGAACATGGGTTAAGAAAGCTAGAAGAAATTTCTAAAGGATTTGTATAATGCTTTATTTTATCGTCGTTGAATTCAAGTATTCCTATTTTTTCTGTTGTGTTATATCCTCCAAACTCTTTAACATCTAATATAGATTCAGGAATTCCGTAACACGACAAAAGGGCCCTTATAGATCTTCTTGTTCCCTTACTTTTTAGTAAATAAGGTAAATTGTGATACAATCTCTTGTAAACTTCCTTCTCTACTTCAAAAGAAGCGAGAGTTTCTAAGCTAGAAGTAACAGTTTTGGCTATTATTTCTGATCCAGTAGGAGGCAATAACGATCCATCTTGATTTACTCCAAACAGAGAAAAATATACGTTATTAGATATAGTAGAATTTGCGTATATCTCCACACCTAAACTTCTTAACGCGTCTGCAACTTGATCTTTGGATATGCCTTTTTGAGGATTGTTGGCTGCGTTATATCTATTTGATACGTCTCTATAATAAATCCAAATATTGTCAAAGTGTTGACCTACCATATCTAAAAAGGTAAGGTACGGTTCGTTATCGCTATCTTCTCCCAAATAATTAGGTATAGAATTTACTAGCCTATTTTGATTTTGAACATCATAATAAGAAGCTGAAAAAAGTAGCGAAGCAGTGGATACAGTAGGATTAACGTTTGAAGAGCCCAACCAGTTAGAAGCTAAAGAAGACGTAACAGAAACCTGTTGATATGGCTTAGTCGAGTTATATTTTGGCCAAGCAAAAGACTCTGAAGTGAAATATAGATAGTATTCGTAAGTATCTAACTTCTCTACTAACCTATTTATATTATTTTGTAAGGTAACTATAGAGCCTGAAGTCACATTTTGAGTTCCAGAACCTCCACCATATCCCTTTAAATTAGAAATTTGATCTTGATAGCTCTCTATCAACTGTAATTTATAAACAAAGTTATTTATTCTCTCTTTAGCGCTAGAAAAATGAATAAAGTTTTCAAAATTAGTGTAATCTACATTTATTTCTATGGCTTTATCATCGTAAAAACTCTTTAATTGTTGCGCAGAAGACGTAATATTAGAGCTAAACAGGCTGTTATAGCTGTAAAAAGGAGTAGTTTGACCAGTTTTTTCGTTTATTTTTATATTAAAATTAGCTCCCCTAAGCCTAAAATCTTCTATTTGATCTTCAGGGGGAATTTGAATATTTACTTCGTAGCTTACTGAATCTGCTGCTTTTTCTACTATCCAAAGTTGAGATTTTAAGCCAAAATCGAAGGGTAGGGGTTCGTAAAGCTTTACAAGTAAGTAAGAATCAGTATCGTCTTCTGTGTATGCTGCGTTTACAGCTAAAACCAGGGAGTTAAGACCAAAATTTAAATAAAAATCGTTGTAGTAGTTCTTAGTAGAAACTGAAGTCTGGAAAGAGCTGAACCCGTTTTCTATGTCAAAATTACCAATATCTACGCTTGCAAGCCTAAGTTCTGTTCTTGAAGGGGAAATTTCTTTTATAAAGTACTGGCTACCTAAGTTTGAATTGAATAGCTCTCTTAAAAAATTATATTGTACCGTTGTGACTCCCCTATTGATCCCAAGACTTTCCAGATCGCTCTGGGGATCGATAGTTAAAGCTGTAAACAGGTTTGTCTGAGGGTCTATAGAATCTGGCCTATATGATTCCAGATTGTAATTGCTCGCTATTAGTGTTCCACTTTCGTCGTATACAAAAAATTCTACATAATCGTTAGGTGCACCAAAATTTGGAGTTATAAAATTAGATGATATTAAACTTTCGTCAACAATCGCATAATCTTGATACGTTTGACCAGATCCGACGTAAGATATTTGTACTATTTCCATTAGGCTATGTTACTAATAGTTAAGTAAGTTTGACCAAGATCCAAAAGTTGCTGTCTCAGGGAGTTTATCTCCTCTATCAAAGCTTTTTTCTCTTCGTCTTCTATGTTTCCACCAAGATATTGTGTGCTTCTTTCTATCATGTACGTGTGGGAATTTATCAACCCAGATATGGGTATGTCAAAAAAAAGCCTCTCGTACTCTTGAAAAAATTCGTCTACTGTTAAGACGACTTCTGTTTCTTCTACTTCTGAAGTAATTAATTCGCTGAAAGAGGTATTTACGACCTTTGGGTACGTATTTGTTCCATACACTTTTTTTATTAAATCAACCCTTCTTTTAGCCATTATCTTACTATTTTTATTGTGTTATTCGTATCAACTATGATAGTTTCACCTGTAGATAGCGCTGTTTTAATTAGTATTTTGTAATATCTCTCTGGTTGTAAACCCCCGGTATATAGCATAAGGTAATTTCCCATCGAATCACAGCTTATTTTAGTGTAATCATCATCAAAATCTATTACCATTTCCTCGGTTTTTAAATCTTTTATTGCCCAATAAGAATTTTGGGGCAAAGCTTTATTGTTAACATACAATGAAGCTGTAGTAAACTGTCTAACTGGGTATTTATCCCTCGCATTTATTCTAAATTTATAGTTAGTACCCAATTTGTATTCGGAGTAGTTATTTGCTATAGTTAGAATCATATCGTCTGTTGAAATGACAGAGAGACTTCCAGTAGAGTATGAACTATCGTCCCACCTAATTTCTAAACATGGGGGGTATATTGTGTGAGTATCTACAGAAAAATATTTCAAAGCCATGTAAGAATAGCCGTTACCTTCTATAGAGTCTGGATGTTTTAGTATAAAACCGTTGTTTGAAGATCCCGAAAACCAAGAATCTACTATATTAGTAACTTTGCAACTTATGTCTTTATCAGAACTATTGGTAAAGGATTGGGTGACTAATAAATTCGTCCAAGAACCTCCTCCTGATGTTATGTAGACTTTTCCGTGACTAACATCCCAAGAAGTAGATGTTGTGAAATAAGAAGATGTGCTGTACCAACACACTCCATTCATAGTCTCAGGAGAATCTCCATATTGACCGGTGCCCATATCGTAACTTTGAGAAAGTTGGCGAATTTCTAAATAATAATTTTGAGATAAATTCTCTGCATTAGCCAAGTAGAGTTTGAGATACGCGTTCCAAGAACCTGTAGTAAAAGATTTTAGCGTGTTTAAATCAGAGTTTGAGAACGTAACTAAAGACCTAACGATATCTTCGTTTAATAGAGATCCAGTGCCAAGTACTGGGCTTAGTTGATTAAACGAGTTTTTTACGGACACTTCTAATATCTCATCTAATCCTGTATTTTTTTTGGGAAAAGCTGAGTATATCGAAGCATCTTTATCTGGAAATATTTTATATACTGCCATTTTTTAGTTTTTATACTGTTACGACCCGACCTTGTATGTCCGTGTTTGGATATTTTACCTCAAAAATACTGGGATCCAAACTTGGATATATAACACCGTCTAAGGTAGCCCCGCTTACATCGTAACTGTATTTAGAGTACCCTAAATTTTCCCCGTGAAGATTAGTAATATTGATTGATTTTACTGTCTGCACTCCTTCAACGATATCTAGTGTAGAATATACGTTAGAAAGAATGATAGGTTGATTTATTTGCCACCTTGCAATATCAAAATAACTTTTCATAGATTCTAAGCACCTAGCTATGACGTCTACATTCGAATAATTGGGACGAGTGACAATTTCGAATTCTACTTTTATGTTTATTATGTATGCTGGTTTTATATTTATAGCGTCCGTTAACATCCTATATTCAGATAAGTAAGTATCCAAATTTTTCATTAACGCATTAGATGGATTTGTTAACTGATTCGAGCTGTTTACGGAAAGAACACACAAACTAACTAAGACGGGATCTTTTTGATATATAGAAGATTTGAAGTAATTTGTAAAAGTGGAGTCGTCTTTACTTATGTAGGCTTTAGAAATTCTACCGTAAATTTGAGGCATATTCAAAGTTCTAGCTAAATAATCCTCTTGAGTTACCGCTCTCAATTGGCTTGAAAATTCTGCTGCCGCGTTTAATCTTATAGAATCTATATCGTCTCCGTCTGCTCCTCCAACTGCTGGATTTTCGTTGTTAGTTACTACTGTATTTTGTTGACTCGTATTCACCGCCGTTGCAGTAAATGATACGGGTATAGTCAATTCGTTACTTTCTGCGTTACTAGAAGCTCCACCACCTGCTAAATACGTAAAAGTTATACTCGTATTGTACGGAGCTAATCCGTAAGTTTGAGTTGTTACGAAATTAGTGGGATCAAAAGCTGAAGATATAAAAGTGGTGGGATAATTTACCGTGCCCAATCCAACATTATTTGGATTGGGTATTACGGAGGTGTCTGCTACCGTATTTATTCCTGGTCCAAATTCAATATCTAAAGATTCGTTACTTCTAAACCTAGAAACGAATCTTGTTGGTACACTAACTTTTTCTAAAATGTAGGGTACTTGGTTTGCGGATTGATACAAGGAAGGATAATTAGCTTGAGTATTTTCTACTGGATTAAGAATATAATCTTGAGCTAAGTAAGGCACTTCGTTCCACTTATTTCCATCAGAATCTACTGCGCTAACTATTCCTACAATATCAGTATCTTGTATATTAACCGTATTGAACCTAGTCGCAGATCCGAAGGAAAAGGTCTTTGTTCTTAATTGACCAGATATAGCAGAAGTTTTCTTTTTTAGTAAAAATTTTGTAGGTACTCCCGCTCCGTTTACGGTGTATACAGACACATCGGTTGGATCCATAGAAGAGGATATAGTGAAATCTACTTTTTCGGGGCAATAATAAAAGAGATTGCTATTTATGTTCGATTTTACAACCATTCCTGGTGCTATTGTTAACGCGTAAGTAAAATCTGGAACTACGGAACCTCCAACATTAAGAGAAGGAACTTGTTGATACACATCTAACTCCGCAAGAGCAACTGAAGTCATTTTAGGTCTGTAACCTAGCATGTAAGACATATCAAATACGTTGCTCTTTTGCTTTGAATACTGCAAAAAAGTCTCTTGTATTTGATTATCTAAGTAGAAAGAAAGAACATCTCCTACGTAAGCCGCCATCTCTATAAACATAGTGCCTGGAGATGCCTGCGTAAAGTCATTATACACTGTGGGATAATAAGCTCTAGCAAATTCTATTAGATCGGCTCTAAAGGCAGAATAGTCTTTGTTTAAATATTTTATATCTATTTTATTAGCCATTATTCATTCTACTTTTAAGTTTGTAAATCAACCAAGACTGTATCGTTTTCGTTAGTGTTAATTATAGAATAGCTAAAACTTATTCTAATTTTATGTCTATCTGGATCAGCAGTAACCAAAAGTTTAGACACTTTTATATTAAGAAAGTTATTTTCCAATTGGGTGATCAAAGATAATTCTATTTGATCGGCCGTGTCTTGATTTATTTGTTCAAAAAGTCTTTTTCTTATGCCGGCTCCAAAATTAGGAGAGAATATTCGTTCTCTTTTATCTGTCAGTAAAAAACTGATTATGTTGTATCTTAATTGATCTTTAGTGGAATATACTCTTTCAAAAACACTAGGATTAGAAAATGGTATTTTTACACCTATGGATATAGATTTGCGTATATCAAGTGGCGATATGTTTTTAATATCGTATGCCATTACATCACACCTTTACTTATCATTTTATTCATGAGATCTGAAAAATTAGGAACTTCATTTATTTGAACCATTTCGTGAACTCCGCTTGGTCTTGAAGAAGTCAACATGCCATTCACTGTGCTAACCCTTGCTGATTCGTCTGAAGATCTTTGCATTAGAGCAAATCCGTCTACATCGTGACTAGAAAAGTTAATATTGTCTGTTTGTTGCATCCCCATTGCAGTTTCGTTGAGGAGTGAATTTAGCATTTTATTCCCACTTAGTTTAGGAGCTACCGCTCTTTGAGGTTGCTCGTTAAGGGTTAAGGGAACGTCACTTTTGTTTTTTGACTTAAAAGTTTCTAAATAATCGTTTGATTTTTTACCTTCTAACATGAGTTTAGAGAGCTCTTCTTTTAAAACAACTCTCATTTCTTCCCTTATAATTTTTCTAAGTACGTCTAACTTTGCCATATTTTATAAATATTTTCTTTGTTATTTCTTAAGTTCTGCTATTTGCTTATCGACATCTTTAATTTGTTTTGTTTTTGCAGCGACTACTGCGAACCCAGCTGGACCTGTTAAAAGAGCTTGTCTTCTTTGTTTCTCTAGGTCTTCTTTCTTTTTTTGAAGTTCCTCTATTTTTGCTTTTTTCGATTCATTACTTCGCTTTGAATCTTCTTGACCTCCTCCCACATTAAAAGAAGGTAAATTAAACCCAAATTTAGAAATTATAGAAGCTATCTTTTTTCGAACCCTTTCTCTTAGTTTCTTTCCTCCTTGAGACTTATTAATGTAAGCATTGAGTCCTATGCCTTTATTTTCGTCTTCGTTATTTGGATCATCCAAGGTATCTCCTTGTAAAGAAATATCAAATTTGTCGCTCAAGTTAGATTCTTCAATGCTTATTTCGTTGTCTTCTAAAAAGTTTGTAGACTCGTTGATCGCGACTAATTCTTGAGAATCTACAGAAACACTACTAGGATTTACTAGTTTTTTAGATACTAAAAGCGCCTTCACTTCTTCTATTATAATTCTATCGTCACTTGCAAAAGTTGGAGTAGAACTCGCCACTAAAATGTTAGCCATATTCAGTGCTACGCCGTATCTTCTTTTTAAAGATATACCTTCGTCTGTTAATTGTTCTGTGATTATTTTAATAAAATAAGAATTATTCCTGTCTCCAAAGGTTAATTTTTTATCGTTTTTATTTTTTTCGTAGTTATCCTTAAAATTTTTTAAAATCTTAGAAGTATTTTCTAGATCTTCCACTGTTTTCTTTAGATCCTTAACTATTTCTGGATCGGCGTTATCGCAGCTTTCTAAATTGAGAATTATTATTTTTAAGTATACGAGTACTTCATCTATTTGAGAAATAGTATAAGCGACTATGCTTAAACTTCTAGTTAAAATTACGTTTAGTTGTCTTAATCTCTTTAATAAATTATCTATTAATTTATCTAATTTAGTAGTAGTAGTGTCTTGTATTATTATATTCAATCCTACAGTAGTAAAAGCGTTGGGAACAGGACTTAAAATAGCCAGTATAATTTGCCTAACTCTCTTAAACAGAGTAAGTCCAGTAATCAACCTCTTAACTAGTGTTTGTAACCTTCTTATTATAGACAATAAAAAATTAGCTTGATTTTGTACATTAACGCAAGCTTTTTGTATATTTTTTACGAATGGAAGTAATTTTTCTGGTTTTACTATTTTATTTATTTTGTTTAAGTCTTCTTGAACTTTAGCTGGTAAAAAACTCAATCCTGAGGATAATAAAAATGCAGGATTATTTGGGTTTATTATCTGTATAGTAATCAAAACTCCTCTTATTTTGCTTACTGTAGATTTTATTTTTTCGTATTTTTTATTGCTTATTATCGTAAAATTTGTATACCTGCCGAAAGATTGCACGGAATCAAATAAAAATTGCAAAAGCGTTTGTAATACAGCTAATTTTACAATTTTTTTAATGTTTTCATCGTCAGATTGTAAAACTTGTTGTAATTTTTTTTGAATTTGTGCGTCTACTACGACTTGTAACTGTTGACACGTCAGAAACAACGCGTTTTTTGCGTTGATGTCTTTCGAGTCTCCAAATTCAGAAAAATACGAATCTATAATCTTTTGGGCATCATACGCTCCATCTTGTATACTTGATAAAAAGGTTTCAAATTGCGTTTTAGGTCTGGATTCTTCAGTCGCAGAATCAGCTTTGGGATTAGATCCATCTTTTTTTTGGGCTGATTGAGGTATATTTTTTACTACGTTAGGTACTTTGTTAACAACGTAACTTAATACGTTACACAAATCTATCTCCGATACTTCTCTTACTATTGGTACTAACCCCCTATCTAATGGATTTTTATACTTTTTTCCTGGGGAAAGCGGCCGGCCTTCAAAAACCTTTTCTACAACCTCTTGTATTTTGTCCATAGAATCGCTAACCAAAAGAACAGCTCTCTCTATTCCATCGGCTTGCTTTTGTTGTTCTTCGCTATTTTTAAAATTTATAGGCACTATTGCGTGTATGTTACTTTAGATAAATTATTTGGTATTGTTATTTTTTTATCTTGCAGTGTTCTTTTTAAAATTCTCGCTGCGCTCCTTATATCTGGTACTACTGCGGCAAAATTAGTCTCATTTATATCCTTAAAAGCATCTGAAAATTTTTCTAGCGCAGTAATAATTTGTAATAGATCCTTAACCATTGAGTTTCCCAAAATAACTTTCTCAGTTGCATTAGATCCTAAAAAAATGAAAGGAGAATATATTAGTACCCCCTCTTTTGAATCTATGTTTATAGTGCTTGGAGAAGATAAGCCTACGGTAGCTTTACCAAAAAGGAAAACTCCTTCCAATTTAGAATACAACATAACTCTATCTGAAGTAATTATAGCTTGACTTCCTGTGTATGGAAACTGCGGGGATATCATTATTTAAGCGCGTTGTTATCGTTTGATTTAGCAGAATTAACTTCGTTGGAAGTTGGATTCTTAGTTAATTGGTCTGTTCTATTAGTCTGATTGAGTACTTTATTTACTCCCATAGTTAGCGATACAAATGCAGATCCCTTATACGAATTCATGGGAAATACGGAAAGAGACGCGAGATCATCTATGAGTATCTGTTGACCGGCCGTGAGATATATAGAAGAGTTGTCGTAGTTTATATTCTCTATCGTTGGTTGGTCTGATAAAGATAAAATAGCAACGTTGTCCGTGGTTATTGGATACGATAGAGTATTTCTACCTTGTCCATTTCTAATAATTGTTATAGGGGCTCCTTCGGGACCTGTATTAGACCAACTACTTTCTGTTTTTTTAAAAGTCGTCGTAGAACCGAATCTTATGGATTGACCGAACCTCCCCTCTATTATAGAATCTCCTTCAAATGGAATCACATGTCTTACGTCTTGTTCTTTAAAATAAACGCCTTTTGGAAGCTCGGGTGTAACTTGATTATCTCTCAATAATTTCTTTTTATCGTAGTTATATCCTTCTTTTTCGTAAACGCTTATGATAAAATTCCTGTATTCAGACAAATTAGGAAAAGCGTTTTGGTTCGCAGAATTCCAAATATTGTAGGGAGGAAAGTAGTAGGCTTGCATCGCACTAGCGCTATCATTCATATCTTTAGTTGGTCCTAAAACTATTAGTACTAACTCTCCTACGACGGGATATTGTTTTGCGAAAGAGAAAATAGGCCACGCAGGTCTTACTGCTTTTTCTCCAAAAGATATTTGTTTGTTTCTATATACTACACTATACAGTATTTTTCCAAGGTCTCCAGGATTGTTGTACTCAGGATTTCTCGTTCTTTTATCATCTAAGTAAGGAGATAGCGCAACACTAATTACTCTACCCACAACTAGTTCGCTGTGTTTAGTAAAACCGGCTTCAGGTTCTAAAGGTATTTGATTAAACGCCATCTGTTAGCCTCTTTTTTTCTTCCTTTTCGTAAGGTGTTGGATTCGACCACAACTGCTCTATATCTTTTGCAGTAAGTATGCCTTCACTGTCAGCTCCTTTCGCTTCAGCGCTTTGCGCTTTTTGGAAAAGACCCAATATCTTGACAAGTACTTCGTCGTTTTTTAACCCAGAATCTATTAGAGGCTTGATCATGGGAGCTATAGCTAAAGCCTCCCCGGGAGATGAAATCATTTCGGAAAGTCTGGAGATCTCCATGCTTATTAGAGACTCTTGTTCCTTGTGTTTTTCATACGCTTCTTTGACAATGTCAGATAAAGTCTTTCCTTTGAAAATTTCCTTATCTAAATCCATCTTTTGTATAAATATTTAATCGTCGTAATTCTCAAGTCTATCACCCAACATAGAGAAATACGTTTTTTTCATAGTCTTTATGACTTTAGTTATAGAATTAGAGTTGGCGTCAGTCATCTCTTTCACGTAAATAAAAAATGCCTTTTTATTGAATATGTCGATCTTCTCTTTCTTTCTAAAGATAGTTAGTATTGCGTCTGCTATTTTAACTTCTTCGGAAGTAGAAAAAGTATCTAATAATTTGCTGTCTATCTTTTGTAAGAAGGATTCTAATAAATTTTCTCTATTAACTTCATTTTTAGGCACTTCTTCGGACAAAGAGTTAAAAACATCGTCGTCTTCGTTAGCATCGTCTAAGTAATATTGCGACCTAAGCTTTTTGTAATTCTTATTGTTATAAATTATAAGATATCTTTTCGCTATTGTACCAAAATAAGAATAAGCTTTTGGGGGTTCTATTTCAATCAGTTTTAACCTACAATCTTCAGAAACTTTTAAGTTGTCTATGAATTTGATTATTTGATCCTTGGAAACTATAGTAGAGTTACTCGTGAAAGTCACAAAAGATCCGTTTTCGTACTCTTCTCCAAACTCTTTGGATATGGTCTTGTAAAACTTATCGTTTACAAACTTACTGTGGTTAAAAAGGTGCAGCTTCTGAATGAGAAAAGATATAACTTCGTACTTTAGATCTTCTATGTCGTCAACTTCTGTGTAATAGAACTTAAAAGTGTGTATTATATTTTCCGCAAGCTTGTAAAAGGCGTAGTGTATTTTCTCACTGTACAGTCGATCCTTTCGTATAGAATCTTGTTCAGAAATGTAAGCTACTATAGCTTCTTCTGTTTCTTGAGTAAAGTATACGTTCTTTTTCTTTGGCTTCCTCTTTCTTGGTTTTCCACTTTTTGTTAACCCTATTTCTTCAACTTGCAAATCTTTTATTTTCATTTATGTGGTAATTCTTTTAATTGTAAAATTTAACGCTTTTATATTATCAAAAAGCTGAATCAATTCTGGGTCTGATTGAACCCACATAGTGGTGTCTATCTTATTTGCGATAGAATCTAAGTCTGAGGAAACCACATTTACAGATTGAATGTAAAAATTCTGAGACTCGATGATCTCTTCCATCTTTTTGTTCTTTTGATACAGGTTCCAAACTATGAAACCCAATACTGTTACTATCCACAGTATGATGCTTAAGGCTACTCCTATTGTCATGCGTTATTGGTTTTGTCTTTCTATTCTAGATGCTATGGAATCAGCTTGATGAAGTATGTAAGGCAAGTTACTCTTTATATGGTGTTCCGCACTACTCATATAGTAAGCTTTATTGGCTTCTTCATACAACCCGTCGTGAAGTTTAATGGCCAAGAATTCTGTGTCAGATATTTGTATTCCGTATTTTTGAAGTGTAAACAAGCTTCTATCTGATATACGCATGTGAGGTATCTCTGTATTGTATTTGAAATAATACCCCTGTTTTACGTGCCAATCAGAATCGTTTACTAAATAGTGAGGGATGTCTTTGTATCCCAACTTTCCCAAATCGTGATTAATGGCCGAAAAAACTAATTCTTCGTGAGTATAGTCCTTATCTTGCCCAAACCTATCCCAGACTTTATCCAAAATTATAGAATATTCGACTACTCTCGTGGTATGATCGATGAAACCTCCGATAAAAGCATTGTGAAAGTTCTTTTTAGTTGAAGCTGGTGCTATCACTAGATTATCTTCCAAATCCTTATACATATCTAACAACTGATCTTTTCTATCAGATGAAATATGTTTCTTAATTAAATCATAAAAACCTTGGAGATTTTCCAATAGTTGTTCTTCAGATAACTTTTGCATAACTATTATTTGTTTATAAGTAATACTTGTATTCTATCTATAACGGAATCTAGAGAGTGGTGCCACTCTAAAACATCAAAGTGAGACAATCGCATTGTTTTATTGGTTTCTTTAACGCCTTTCACTGCCAAATATAAGTGAGTTTTGTTTGTATTAAAAACTTTCAGTATTGGGTACGTAAAACAATTTGTAAATTCTTCTAAGTTATCACAAATTTCTGATTCGTCTTCGCAAACGTATTTTTGGTAGGGTATGGATAAGAAATCCAATTTACTAAGTAAGTATTCACACTTGTCGCAGCCTTTTAAGGAATACACCAATAATCTATTCAAGTTGTTCTTGATTTTCAAAATTTGGATCTAATTCTTTTAATAAAGTTTGCCACAGCACTGCTTCTTCTCCTGTCATAGAATCTAGATGCATATCTAAATATGCATATAAGGTACCTATGTTATTAACTAGCACCTGTCTATCTTCTTCCAATATATTCTGTAAGTGTTGCATTTTTTTAAATATATCTATTTTTTAGGGTATTCGCCCGAAAATATTTTTTGCTTTGACACCGTTTTCTCATTCAATTTATTAACGAAAGTCCCTAGCGGAATTTATAATCCGTCGGTTTTACCCGATATTACTTTCGTTTTTTCACCAAAAGATCTGTTTATATACCCGAAGCATTGTTACCTTCGTCTTAGCTCCTGGTGAATGCTTTATCGATCACTCTAAGACTCGCTCATGGAATTTCACCAAGCTACGGCATAGAACTTAATCGAGCTATTCTATAATAAAATATTAATTATTTTAGAAACAAAAAAAATAATTTTTTGGTTTTTAACAAAAAAGATGATATTGTATTATGATGCAAGCTTCTCAATTAGTTCTTGGCTTACTGGAAGTTAACTTGGGGCCTGGAAAAAAGGACAAAGATGGACAAAACTATACTTTCTATTGTCCGTTTTGCAAACATCACAAACCTAAATTAGTAGTTAACGTAGAGTCTGGAGTGTATAACTGTTGGACTTGCTTTCCTCCTACGAAGGGACGAAATCCTGTGTCTCTATTAAAGAAAATGGCTGCACCTCAAACACACATAAAAGAGATGAAGTCTTACTTTTCTGAAAAAGGTTCTGAAGCTGCAATTAATTCTACTGTAGTTGTATCTCTACCGAAAGAATTTAAGTCGCTCTTCTACGAAGACGATAACTCTCTAGATAAGAGTAGGGCTATAAATTACTTAAAATCTAGAGGAATAACTTTAGAAGATATAAAAAAGTACAATATTGGTTATTGCCAGTCTGGAAGGTACCAAAATAGAGTAATTATTCCCTCTTACGATAAGAATGGCGTCCTCAATTACTTCATCGCCAGGGACGTTAACACGAATTCTAGCAGAAAGTACGACGCTCCCAGTTGCAAAAAGAGCGAAATAATAGGCATGGAAAATACTATAAATTGGAAAGTTCCAGTTATTCTTTGCGAAGGAGCTTTTGATGCCATAGCGATAAAAAGAAACGCCATACCGCTTTTCGGCAAAAGTATATCAGAGAGCCTTATGAAAAAACTGGTAGACTCTGAAGTAAAAACCGTTTACTTAGCTCTAGATAAGGACGCTTTGAAAGAAGCTTTGAACTACTCAGAAAAGCTTTTAAATTACGGAAAAGACGTTTATCTTTTAGACATGAAGGGAAAAGATCCTTCTCGGATAGGATTCAAAGATATGGTTTGCCTTTTACACTCAGCTGAGCAACTAAATTTTAGTAACTTATTCAGAAAAAAAATGGAATTGGTTTGATGAATTCAAAAACAGTTAGTTTAGGGATAGACAAGATAAAAAAAATATACCACGTATCTGACGTTCACGTTAGGAACTTTAAGCGTCATCAAGAGTACAGGAGAGTTTTCAAAACTCTTCACGACTACGTAGTAAACGATGGGGAGAAAGATAGCGTAGTAATAATTACTGGAGACATAGTACACTCTAAAACTGACGTGACTCCTGAATTGATTCAAGAGGTTCAAGACTTTTTGAAGTTGCTGTCGTCTACTCACCAAGTAATAATAACCGCTGGAAATCACGATGCCAACTTAAATAATTCTGATAGACTCGATACTCTCACTCCCATAGTCAACGCAATAAACAGCGATAGCATACACTACTTAAAAGACGGAGGAGTTTACGAGTTCGGTGGAATTATTTTTACAGTTTGGTCTGTGTTTGACGATCCAAAAGCTTACGTAAAGGCGAACCAAATAAACGCTCCAATAAAAATAGCCACGTATCACGGAGCAGTCACAAATGCGGTGACAGAGATGGGATTCAAACTCACTCACGAAAGAATATCGGTATCTGATTTTGAAGGATACGACTTAGTTCTTTTAGGAGACATCCACAAGCTTCAGTACTTAAACGATAATAAAACTATAGCCTACCCGGGTTCTTTAATCCAGCAGTCTCACGGAGAAGGTTTGAATCATGGTATCTTAGTTTGGGACATAGAAAGTAAAACTAGTGAATTCGTTAAGATACGAAACAACACTTGCTACTTTACGCTCTACGTAGAAAACGGAAACTACGAAATACCAGTCGAGATAAATGGTTACGAAAGAGTATACCTAAGAATAAGACATAGGAACACTCAGCCGTCTCAATTAAAAAACATAGTGGCGCAGTTAAAAGCGCACTACGAAGTTGTCGAGGTCTCTTACCAGTACATTCAAAAAGATTCCGAGGAGGGACAGCAGCAAAGCAAAAGGCTTTCTTCCATAGACACTAGGGAAGTAGAGTACCAAAATAAAATAATAAGAGAATACTTACAGCAAAAATATAAGTTAACAGATTCAGAAATATTCTCGGTTTTAGAAATAAACAGGAGCGTCAATAAATCCACAGATAAATCAGAATTCTGTAGGAACTGCGTTTGGATACCAAAGAGATTCAAATTCGATAATATGTTTAGTTACGGTAAGGGAAATTACGTAGACTTTACCGCTATGGAGGGCACTTACGGACTCTTCGCTGCTAACGCTTCTGGAAAGTCCACGCTTTTAGACTCTATAACTTACTGCTTGTTCGATAAGTGCCCCAAAACGAATAGGGGCTCTCAGGTCATAAACAATCAATCGGACACATTTTCTTGTACGCTAACGTTCGAAATGAGCTCCCAAGAGTACGTAATCAGCAGGTCAGCTATTAGGCAAAAGAACGGCAACGTTAGGGTCGAAGTCGACTTTTATACAATAGATAATCACGGCAACAAAGTTTCGCTCAACGGTAAAGAGAGAAGCGACACTAACGCTAACATAAGAAAAGTAGTTGGTAGCTACGAAGATTTCGTACTCACAACTTTGTCAACCCAAAGCGGTGGATCTGGTTTCATCGACATGAACCAAAAGGATAGAAAAGATCTGTTGTGCCAATTCCTAGATATAAATGTTTTTGAGGAGTTGTATTCGATCGCAAACAACGAACAAAGGGACTTGTCTGTGTTGATAAGGGAACACAATAAAAAAAACTATCAAGAGTGTTTGTTAGAAGTCGAGCAAAAAATAAAAAGCGAAGGAAAGCAAATACAAAAGTTAAAAGAAGATAAAGATTCCCTAGAAAATTCGATATCCAAAGAAACGGAAGAAATGTTAGAACTAAGCTCAAAGCTTTTTAATAGTACTAATGAAGATTGCGACATAGGGGAACTAATAAAAAACAAACAGCTTCAAGAAGAATCCATAGAGAAGTTAAAAAATACGCTCCAAATACTCAAAGCAGAGTATAGAAAATTAGAAGAACAAAGGGACGATTTAACTTCATTACTCGAATCTTACCCTTCAGACGAACAAGTGAGCATTGGCTTGTCCGCTTTGGATGGTTTTTTGCAAAAGCACTCTCAAATAACCATCGAACTGACGAAAACAAAAACAGAACTTAAGTCCAAAAAAGAAAAGCTAGACAAGCTAAAAGACTTGAAGTATGACCCCAATTGCTCTTACTGCATGAATAACGTGTTTGTAAAAGACGCAATAGAAACAAGTTCCAGTTTTTCTCAAAACTTAGAAGACTTGAAAGAAAAGATGTTGATTTTGGAATCTGCAAATCAGGAATTGAGCGGATCTATGTCTTTCAAAAGCATACGCGACAACAAAAGCAACACAGTAAAAGAAATATCCGCGCTACAAAATAAACTTGGTGCTTGTTTTCCCAACATAACGAATGCAGAAGGCGAAATAAAAGGGCAAGAGTTGGTGTTGTCTAATATAAACGAAAAAATAAAATCCTACAACGATCACAGGCAAGCTGTAGAAGCTAACAAGATTCTAAAAAAATCTATAGAAGAAGCGAAAGATAGGGTAAGCAAACTAAAAAACACGCTCTCTAAAGTATCAGAGAAGATAAGCACCACTCAAGTCGAGGTAAAGGTACTAGAAGCAGAAAAAAATAGGTGTAAAAACTCCATAGAAGAGCTAAAAAATTTGGAAATAAAAAACAAAAGTTACCAACACTACCTTAACGCAGTTCACAGAGACGGGGTGCCTCACAACATAGTGTCTAACACGCTACCCAAGATAGAAGAAAGGGTCAACGACGTGCTTTCTCAATTGGTAGATTTTAGGGTTGTGATGGAATCCGACGATAAGAACGTCAATGGGTACATAGCTTACGAGGAAGACAGATTTTGGCCGATTGAATTAACGTCTGGAATGGAAAAGTTCGTATCTTCCCTAGCCATACGCAACGCTTTAATTAGCGTGTCGAGCCTCCCGAGACCAAATTTCATAGCGATAGACGAGGGTTTTGGAACTTTGGATAGAAACAACGTAGGGACAATACCACTGTTCTTTGACTTCTTAAAAACTCAATTCAAGTTTGTCATAATCGTGTCTCACATTGAAACTATGAGGGATAATGTTGACAGTCACATAGAGATACACAAAGTCAACGGAAGATCAAGGGTTCAGTACTGATATAAGCATATTTATTGGTATGGTAAAAAAAGTCATAGCGATATACCCAGGACGTTTTCAACCTTTTGGGAGACACCACCATGACGCTTTTAGATGGTTAGCAAGCAAATTTGGAAAAGAAAATACGTTTATAGCAACTTCTGGAAAAGTAGATCCTCCAAAGAGTCCACTGAGCTTCGAAGAGAAAAAACAAGTCATATCCAAATACGGAATAGGAGATATGTTGGTGTTAGTAAAAAACCCGTATAAAGCTGAAGAGATAACGCAAAGATTCGATCCAAAGGACACAGCATTAGTGTTTATGGTTGGAGAGAAGGACATGCAAGAGGATCCAAGGTTCAAGATAGGATTGAAAAAAGACGGTACCCCAGGATACTTTCAAAGGTACGTGGATCCCAAAAACATGCAGGGATTTGACAAGCACGGATACTTAGTGGTTGCACCTCACGTGTCTTACGAAATACCTGGAATAGGGGGAATGAGCGGAACCAATATACGCAGAGCATTATCGAATCCAAAATCTACAAAAGAACAGTTCGAAGGAATATTCGGTTGGTACGATCCGAAAATAGAAAAGATGCTCAAAAGTAAGTTCTCACAGAAAAACGAATCACTAGCTTCCATTTTAGAAAACAAAGCAATGTCCAGGCTAGTGTTACTTGAATTGCTTTTAGAGGGAGGGGCCGCAGGCCACATGGCCCATCCATTCGATATACCGAAGGTGAAAACAGGAAAAGATTTGATATCGATTTTCGATAACACCGCTAAGTTCTTTGAAAAAAACGAAGCACCCGTAAAAATAGACGGCATAAACAGTTCCATAAGATTAGTTAATTTAGACGGAAAACAACAATTCGTGTTGGATAGGGGATCTAACAAATCGCTAGACGTCAAGGGTGTGACTTCAAAAGATCTAATAGACAGGTTTGGAGAGGGTCACGGTATGACTAGGATAGGGGCTCAAGTGTTGAAGATATTCAACGAAGCTCTTCCTTCTATAAAAAAGGATCTCGATAAGTTGGGAATGACTAAGAATCCCAATATGATGCTTAATATAGAGTACGTAGAGGGTCAGTCAAACGTACAAAAGTACGATAAAAACTTTTTAGTTATACACAACGTTTTGGAGATGCGACAAGTGACTCCCAAAAGGAGGCAATCTGAAGAAGTATCGTATTCTAAAGACGCCTTGCAGGACCTAATAAATAACTTAGCGCCTATCGCAAAAAAATACGATTTTGAAGTGTTTAACGTGATACCTGCCAAGTTAAAATCCGAAGTCAGTTTCTCCAATGCTTTATCCAAATCTTACACTGTAAAAATCAACGACAAGCAATCTGAGACAAAAACTTTACAGGCTTGGTTGGATCAAGCAGAGAATACCAAAGGACAAAAGCTTAAGCTTAAAGACGGTAAAACAGTAGACGCTTTAAGTAAGCAAGTGTTCCTCTGGATAGACAAGGGTAACTCAGTAGAGGAGCTCGTAGCAGATTCGAAAGACGTTAAATTAGCCATAGATTCTTTCGTAATATACCTTGCAACTATAAAATTGGGAGATATTTTACTTGGTTCCATGACATCCCCATTGGGAGACGTAAACGAGCAAGAAGGCGTAGTGGTTAGAAACAAAAGCGTGTATAGTGCTCCTTACAAAATAACTGGGTCTTTTATAATTAAAGGATTAGAATCATCATTTCAAAAATAAAATGGTACCCAATAAAGCAAGAATATTAGTGGATTTCGTAGATTTCTGCTGTCAAGCGTTACAAATATCTCAAAAACCCAGAGTATTTGTGACAGAAAACAACGAATGGACTTACGCTAGACACTCATTCGGAGAATACAACGCAAGCATTCCAAGCATCAAAGTATACGTAAAAAATAGGCACATAGCCGATGTGCTTAGAACTCTCGCTCACGAATTAGTGCATCACCGCCAAAGCGAACTCGGAATGATAAAAACGGGATCTGGTGAAACAGGATCAGATATAGAAAACCGAGCGAACTCTATAGCTGGAGTATTGATGAGGGAGTACGGAGCGATGTACAAGATGATATACGAAAGCAAACAAAGAAAGGGCCAAAAAATTTGAAAAAATTTATATAGAAACAAATAATAAATCGCAGTTATGTTACCAAAGGAGTCTACGTTAAAAAAAGAGTTTTCGAAAAGGGACGTCCAAAGAATGAGGAACCTCATTACTGGTAATAGCGGAAACGCTACTCAATCGCAAATTGGTTGGGAAAAACACAAGCAAGACTACAAAGAGGGAGACGTTTGGGAAGAGTTAGGAAAGACTTGGACCATAAAAAAAGGAATAAAACAAACAGTAACTAAGTTAGATACGATAAAGAAACTTGCTATTCTGCCTTTGTGTTGTCCAAGTTGTAATAAACCCATGAAAGTCAACGAATTCAATAAGAGCGCGTACAGAGCCAAAGGCGTTTGTTTCGACTGTGTGATCAAGCAAGAAGACGAATTAAAAATAAAAGGCAATTACGAGGAAGTACTCCAAGAAAGGATGAAAGCCGATACGCTAGCTATGTCGGAAGATTTAGAAAAAGCATTGGACGCTTGGTATCACGCAAAAGAAAACTTTGTAAACGAACAGGGAGACGTAGAAAACTGGCTGGGAGGAGACAAGGCGAAAATGTACGAAGAGGCCAAAAAGGAATTGAGTAAGATAAAAAACTCATGATATTTATTACCAAACTTAGTACAAATGCCCGCGGTAAGTCAAGCGCAACAAAAATTGATGGGTGCTGCTTTAGCAGTCAAAAGAGGCGCAAAGCCCATAAGCAAAAAAGTGGCTGATATAGCAAAGTCTATATCTACAAAAGATCTCAAAAAATACGCAGGTACCAAACACAAGGGACTGCCCGAGAAAGTAAAAAAAGAAGGCGTAACAGAAATGTACGCTGTACAAAACCCGTACTCGGGTTGCCAGCCACAGGACCTAGTGACTCCGTTCAACCCAGTTCACGGAGTGCCTCACGACGTGATGAGTCCGGACGTGGTTCACAGCGTGCATCCCGATATGGAAACTGCTACAGCAATTGCAGAAGCCCTCTGTAGCGAAATGATACAGTACGAAGGCGTGTTAGAAGAGAAGAAAGGATCCGTTATAAAGAAGCTTCACACTGCCATCAACAAGCTCGAAAAGCAGAGAAATGAAATAATGAAGCAGGTGATGGACGATCCAAAAAAATCCAGCGATCACAAAGAAAAAATAGCTCACATAACGAATAAGTTAGTCGATCTCTTATCCAAACTCGAGAGCGTTAGCAAGTCTCAGAAGGAAAAAGAAGAGAGCTCTAAAGAAGATAAAAGCGAAGTAAAAGAATCTATTGTTTTAGAAAACTACGAAGCTCATTATTCTGACGGAATTAGACAAATGAAAAAATTTAAACTTCCTAAAGATGCATTAAACTTTGCTAAGCAACTGATAAACACAAACAAAAATCTAAAACACATTGAGGTGTTTAAGGCTGGTCCTTCGTTCCATTCCACTGCTGATGAAAGTTCTTTAATGTCTTGGCGGGGAGACGGTTCTTATTACGACAATTTATCTAAGAAAAAACCCGAGTTATTAAAAAAGAAAATGTCGATTTAATAACTATAAAACATTATTATGAATCAGATGGGATTACTGATTGGGACTCTGATGCAGTCTAGAAATCAAGCTCACATATACCACCTCCAAGTCACAGGACCCGGTAGTCACGCAGCTCACTTAGCTTTGCAAGCTTACTACGATGGAATTGTTCCCCTGATCGATGGGTTGGTGGAATCCTACCAAGGTAAGTACGGTATTCTCACTGGATACGCGATGGGAGCTAGTTTAAGAGAGGACGGTAACTTCGTCGCCTACTTCGAAGCGCTTTGCATGTTCGTAGAAAAAACCAGACAGAGTGTGCCTCAAGACAGCTATATCGCAAATCAGATAGATACTGTAGTAGAGCTCATGAACTCGACCAAGTATAAATTGAAATTCTTAAGCTAATGGAAAACGTCCACGAGTTGAACGAAGGAGAATTCTGTCCGCAGTGTTTGGCGGAGTACATCAAGAAGCACTGGAACGTTCTCCTGGAAGCTGAATACAAGGGTAGAAAGGTTCAACTTGGGAAACCATTTATGACTCCCGACGGACCCAAGAAGAGAGCGGTATATGTGAAGAACGACAAGGGGAACGTGGTCAAAGTAAACTTCGGTCAAAAGGGCGTGAAGATAAAAAAGAACATCCCTGCAAGGAGGAAGAGTTTTAGAGCAAGACACCGGTGCGATAATCCTGGACCTCGGTGGCGCGCAAGATACTGGAGTTGTAAGTTCTGGTAAAAAATAATAACATGATAATTCTAATAAACCTATTGAAAGAGCATTTGCGGGAGACTTGTTGGGACGGATACAAGCAAATTGGTATGAAGAAGAAGGGAGATAAGTTAGTTCCCAATTGCGTTAGGGTCAGCGAAGTAAAGAAAAAGATAAAGAAAGCTTACCTAACAAGAGACGCTAAAGCGATGAAGAAAGAGATAGATAGAGTGTCCAAACTCAGCGACGACGATCCTTCTGCGTACGATAAGTGGGACGCTGACTATGCTGATAAGGGTAAAACTAAGAAATACAAGACGAAAAAGTCCAAAGCGACTACTGCCTACGAAAAGAGATTCGGTAAACAATAAGAAAATACTATGAAGTTACACGAACTACTACATCAATTATTTGAAGAAAGGCTAAATTTTCATCACTCGAATGCGCCTGACGCTAAGGGTAAGTTCAAAGAGCTTCCTGCTGAAAAGTTGGCTAACTGGTTAATTAGGACAAGAAAAGGTAATATGAGTAAAATTACTGGCGCATTAAATCAACAGGCTAACTTTAATCGTAAAGATGATCCTGCATACGCTAGAAAAATGGATAGAACTCGTGAAATAGTTAAACGTAAACTCGATAAAAAAAAGAATGAAAAATGATAAAACTTCTTGATATACTATTAGAGTACGATGCAAACGTAGAGAAAGCGTTAGCGAACAAGGCTAAAGCGACAGGCATATCCAAGAGCGTGCTTAAATCCGTGTACGCCAAGGGTTTAGCAGCTTGGAAAAAGGGCCATAGGCCAGGTGTCGCGCAACACCAGTGGGCTATGGGTAGAGTCAACAGCTTCGTAACGGGTAAGGGCGGCGCTAGGAAAGCGGACGCCGCGTTGTGGAAAAGAGCAAAGAAAAGTAAAAAGAAATAAAATGAAAAAAGTGAACCTTCCTGGCAACCAAGAAAAAATAGACGTTGCAGAACCAAAGGGTAAAATAACAGCTGCTGACTTCAAGAAACTCAGATCTATGAAAGAGGGCGGGGATCACGAAGTCGCTATGGCGATGTCGAGCCTCAAAGAGATAGTAGAAGCAGCTCAAGAGCTGATGTCTAAGTTGGGAGGACAGGAAAGAAACATCCCAGGTTGGATCCAGGATCACATCACCAACGCTGAGAACTTCATAGTGCAAGCTTCCCAGGGTTTTCACGAGGTGCACGGGGACGATCACGAAGATATGTCTTTGATAAAAATGATGCAAGAGTTAGAAGACGCTGTTACCACTCCAAAAAGCCGTTGAAGGATAACATTAAAAAGATGAGTAGCAATTCGAAGATCTTAAAAATGCTATTGGAACAACCCGAAGGTGAAGAGAAGTCTCCAGAAACCTTCGAAGACAATCCCATGGAATTCATACTCAAGAAGTACGTTTCCCTGAACGAGATCATGACAGAGCTCATGACCAAGGACTACAGGGAGTACCTCGACGCTGTGTTCATTGTTTCCCCAAAACCCACGTCCTTCAAGATAGTGTTGCACAACGGACAGTACTTTTACATAACTTACATGGGTCCAGCCTACGAAGCTTCTGTGTCCGGTAAGAACTACTACCTATCGAACATAGGAGAGAAGGAGCGTTGCATGCTAGCGATATCCAAGCTGTTGAGGGGCGGAAGCCCGTTGAAGACCAAAGGGCCAGAGGGCGAGGAGCAAGGGGCGGAAGCAGATGAAGGCGGAGAAACAGGAGGACTCAGTGCTTCTAGTGCAGGAGAAGAGGAAGCTCCACAATTGACGGAGGCTTTGCTTAAAAAGTTATTGGAAGCCACTGCAACAGAAAAAGACAAAAAAAAATTAGACTTTTATAATTCTGTTTTAAATTCTCTAAAAGCTATCGACTCTAGCGCAAAAAGAGACACTAAGAACGGCGGTCTCCACATTAGAGCTACTATAGGCGGAGAAAAGGAAGCAATTAACACCATACAGCAATCGCTAAAAAATTTGGGGCTATCTCCTAGGGATTATTCTATAGATGTGGTAGCGCCAAATCAATTTTCAAAGGGATCCAGATCGGGTAAATTTAATACATATAAAGTAACCCTTAACAAAGATAGCGAAACTTTAAAAAAAGGAGAAGTAGTTTTGATAGTTAGCACGGTCACGGAAGGAAAAACGACTATCACTGCCAAATCACTATCTCCCACGTCTTTAGGACTGTCAGGTAAAAGTTTTAAGAACGCAAAATCTATAGTTAGTACTGTAGAAAGTAGTATCAAAAATATAAAAAATACGCAACTTACCGAAGCTATGTCGTTATTGATGCAAGACATATTAAAACTAAAGAGTCAAGCATACAACAGCGTTTCAGAAATAGAGACCTATTCCGAATCTGTGCCACTATCTCAGGAAACAAAAAAAGCCGTATCAGACATATTACCGGGAGATTTAGATATTATAGGTAAAGATTTTGGAGAGGTGTTAGGAGCCATACTAATGGCCAATAAAGTTAACCTTTCTGAGAAAGGCGTGTATTTTCCCGGAGGCAACGAACCGCTTATAGATTTTTATGTAGATGATTACGGAATATCTTCAAAATACAAACAAGGAGCAGCTGCCACTCTTACAAAAGTAGTTTCTCAAGCAGATCCTAAAAAACTAAATAAATCAGAAAAAACATTGCGTGATATCCTATCAGAATCATACGAACAAAAAAAAGTATCTGATGGCTACCTATACTTAGCAAAAAAGTTGAATATTCCTGCAATAGAAGTACTTTCTTCTATCATGAAAACAAGCGTAGAAAACATATCGATTGAGAGTATAAATGATTTCGTTTTGGAGACTATAAGAGGTATAAAAAGTGATAAGAACAAAAACGAAGTAATACTCTCGAAACTGAAACCGTTTTACGATGAAATAAAAAGCACACCTTCTACTCCAATAAATTGGGAGAAGTTATCTGCAAATAAAAAACACTATGGTTTGATTATGGGTCCTATGGCAGCAGGAGTAGCAAGTTACATGAATAAAAGCGATGGACCGTATTTAAATGCGTTGAAACAGATGATTAGCAAACAAGAGATAAAACAACTTTATTTAGACTTTAACCTGAGATCAAATTCTATGAATTTCGAATTAAAGTCATTTGCGAAAAAAGACGCTTCTTTTAAGTTTGTCCCTTCTAATATATCAGTGTACAACCCCGATAATGGAAACATGGGATTTTTGATGAAATAGTTGCATTTTAATAACTTACACCCCTTTATATTTATAAGAAACGCATTATGTCTTTTGACATAAAAAATTTCTTGATAGAAAACAATCTCACTACGATCTCAAAAAAGAGAAAGTTACGCGAATACGAAGAAGAGGACGAATTACAAAGGTTACGAGACCAGCTTAGGGCGATACAGGATCAATTCGGATTCAAAGACGGTGAGGCTCCCACCACGGGAGTTGCGACTCGAGACGATCAAGTAATGAAAAATTACTTAAGGGTCGTAGGAAATCTTCCGCAAAAAATAAAGGATCTAGAAGACGAAAAAGCCAAACAATCAGATGAGCGAGACGCAGGTTAACATAAAAGAAAAGATAAAGGAAGAGTTTATCAAGTGCTCCCAAGATCCTGTGTATTTCATGAGAAAATATTACATGATTCAACACCCTCAAAGGGGTAGACAACTTTTTAACCTCTACCCGTTTCAAGAGAAGGTGCTTAAACTGTTTCAAAAGAACGAATTCTCTATAATCAACAAAAGCAGGCAGCTGGGCATATCCACGCTGGTTTCCGCTTACTCCCTTTGGATGATGCTTTTCAAGAAAGACAAAAACATACTCATCATAGCTACTACGCAGGCCACCGCAAAGAATATGGTAACTAAAGTGAGGTTCGCTTACCAAAACCTCCCAGTTTGGTTGAAGATAGGACACACCGAAGATAACAGACTGAGTCTGAGGCTAGTAAACGGTTCCCAAATAAAAGCCGTTTCCGCAGCAGGGGACGCTTCAAGGTCTGAGGCCGTTTCGCTCCTAGTTATTGACGAAGCCGCCTTTATTGATCGCATAGAGGAGATATTCACAGCGGCCCAACAGACCCTGGCAACGGGTGGTGGCTGCATAGCGCTATCCACTCCCAACGGTATAGGTAACTGGTTTCACAAGACTTACACTGCCGCTCAGAAGAAAGATAATAGTTTCCTACCGATATCTCTCCCTTGGACAGTGCATCCAGAAAGGACTCAAGAATGGAGGGAACAGCAGACAAAGGACTTGGGAGTTCGTAACGCTGCGCAAGAGTGCGACTGCGACTTTGCTAGTTCTGGTAACACTTTCATAGATCCCACAGTCTTACAGTGGTACGAGCAAAATTCTATAGCGGAACCCATAGAAAGGAGATTTGCTGACAAAAACTACTGGATATGGGAGTATCCCGATCCTTTCAAGTATTACATGGTAGTTGCTGATGTGGCTCGAGGAGACGGTGGCGACTACTCGGCTTTTCACGTTATAGACATAGAAACTGTCACTCAAGTTGCGGAGTACAAGTCGCAATTAGGAACTAGGGATTACGCAAAGATACTCGTGACCGCTGCGAGGGAATACAACAACGCTCTCCTCGTGATAGAACACGCAAGCATAGGTTGGGACGTTATACAGAGCGTGTTGGAAATGCAGTACGAAAACATGTACTACTCGCAACGAGGAGAGTACAATATGAATATTGATACGTATATTGATAGATATGATAGGGGAACAGGACTAGTTCCTGGGTTCTCCACAAACATGGTAACAAGACCTCTGATACTGGAGAAAATGAGAGCTTATTTGGAAAGCAAATCTGCTACGATAAGGTCTCTCAGGTTTTTGGAAGAGCTTAGGGTCTTCATATGGAAAAACAATAAACCCCAGGCGATGCAGGGATACAACGACGACTTGGTTATGCCGTTTGCGATCGCTATGTTTTTGAGGGAGACTTCTTTGAAGTTCAAAAAAACCATGCAAGATCTGTCTTACTCGAGCTTGAACAGTTTCAATAAAATAGGAAACTCTTCGGGCTTTGAAGTGTATACATCTAACACTGTAAATAATTATAACCCATGGGCCATGGAAATACAAACTGGTCAGGGAACTCAACAAGAAAACCTTAATTGGCTAATATAATGGCAGAACAACAAAAACAAGAGAACTTATTCAGTGCGTTAAGGAGAATGTTCTCTTCAGACGTCGTCATAAGAAACGCTGGAAACAGGCAACTGAAGGTGCTGGATACGCAAAACATCCAGACTTCTGGCGTCATACAAAACAACTCGCTGATAGATAGGTTTAACAAAGTATACACCACGTCTACGGCTTATGGAGTAAACCTAAACCTCGCTCAAAACTATCAATCGGCGAGAGTTCAAATCTACGCTGACTACGATGCTATGGATACGGACGCTATCATAGCTTCGGCTCTCGATATTATATCGGACGAGTGTACGCTTAAGAACGAACAGGGAGAGGTGCTTCAGATACGATCCTCAGACGAAAACATACAGAAGATACTCTACTCGCTATTCTACGACGTGTTAAACATAGAGTTCAATCTATGGTCGTGGATACGCAATATGTGTAAGTACGGAGATTTTTACTTGAAAATGGAGATAGCCGATAAGTACGGGGTTTACAACGTAATTCCCTTCTCTGCGTACAATATAGTTAGACAAGAGGGATTCAATCCCCAGAACCCCAACGAAGTTAGGTTCAAATTCGATCCCAACGCTTCTCTCGCTTCTACTTCCGGTTATTCATCTGCTTTCGCAAACCAAGATCCTGGAATTTTCTTCGATAACTACGAGATAGCGCACTTCAGACTAATTGGAGACGTTAACTATCTCCCTTACGGTCGCTCTTACTTAGAACCTGCTAGAAAGCTGTTCAAGCAGTACGTACTGATCGAAGACGCTATGCTCATTCACAGGATAGTTAGGGCTCCGGAAAGGAGAGTGTTCTACGTTAACGTTGGCGCTATACCTCCCAACGAAGTGGAGAACTACGTTCAGCGCATGATGAACAAGATGAAGAAGACGCCTCTCATCGACGCTCAAACTGGTCAATACAACCTCAAATACAACGTGCAGAACATGCTCGAAGATTTCGTTATACCTGTAAGGGGCAACGATCAGTCTACGAGGATAGACACTGCCAAAGGTCTAGATTACAACGGTATAGAAGACGTTTCTTACTTTAGAGAAAAACTATTCGCAGCCCTGAAGATACCCAAGGCTTTCATGGGATACGAAAAGGACCTGACTGGTAAAGCCACTCTCGCCGCTGAAGACATTCGATTCGCTAGAACGATAGAAAGGATTCAAAGAATTATCGTTTCCGAACTCACTAAAGTGGCTTTGGTACACCTTTACTCTCAAGGATACACAAACGAATCTGCCGCAAACTTCTCCATATCGCTTACGAACCCTTCAATAATTTACGATCAAGAGAAGATAGCGCTGATGAAAGAAAAAATCGATCTAGCTAACTCAGCGATGGAGAGCAAGTTGCTTCCCAAGTATTACATATACGATAAGCTATTCCAGTTCTCAGAAGATCAGTTCAACGAGTTCAATGATCAGATAGCAGAGGACCAAAAGCAACTTTTCAGGTTCAACCAGATATCTGGAGAGGGTAACGATCCATCAGAAACAGGTCAAGCTTTCGGCACTCCTCACCAATTAGCAAGTCTTTACGGTGGAAAGGGAGACATGCCGCTTGACGTACCAACTGGATACAATAGCGAAAACCCCAACGAACCAGTAAAAATTTCTGGCCGCCCTCAGAAATACAAGTCTACGTACGGTAAGGACGAATCTCCCTTTGGAAGGGACGCTTTGGGAAGGAGAGATCTTAGATCTTCTGGGGCGGGAGAGGACTCTAATGGTTTGAGAAACAATTTCAGAGGCGGATCGGCCATATCGTTAGAGAATACGAGATTGGAATTCTTGAGGAACAAACAAATATTAGATTCTTTGCTTTCCAAGAAAGTCGGCAGGAAGGTTCCCCTTTTTGAATCGGAAGTGTTGAACGAAAAAAACATAATGCAAAACGATATTCAATCTAAAGAAAGAGAAGGAATTAGCGATTCTTTAGACGAAGATAACATACTTCCAATATAGATTAAAGAGCAATATTTATTGATAGTACACATTATGGAATATGGGCTCTATAAAGCACAGCAAATATAAAAATACTGGCATTTTATTTGAACTTTGCGTAAGGCAAATTACTACAGATCTATTACATAACAAGGATTCTAAGGCTGTAAAAATACTCAAGAAGTATTTCACAAACACAGAATTGGGCAACGAATACGCGCTTTATTCGGCGATAGTAAACAGCCCAAAACTAAACGAATCTAAATCAGAGATACTGCTTTCCACTGTAATGGAGCAGTATAGGAAGCTTGATAAACAAAAAATAAACAAACTTAGGTACAACCTAATAAAAGAGATTAAAAACAACTACGAAATAGACGATTTTTTCAAGGCTAAAATAAATAAATATAAAGTTCACGCGGCTGTCTACACAATATTTGAAAGCGAAAATCAAAAAACGATAGGTAATACCGACCAGATAGTGAATAATAAGATAGTAGTGTTCGAACACTTGAACGATAATTCGACAGAAAACAACGATAGCAAGCAAGATAACATCTTGGGAGATTTATTAAAAGAGGACAAGGAAATAAGGTTGCTGACTTACAAGCTCATAGTTGAGAAGTTCAACGAGAAGTATTCTTTTTTTTCAGAAAGGCAAAAAAAAGTTCTCAAAGAATACATATACAACATTACTGACACAGTGAAGCTCAAACAATTCTTAAACGAAGAACTCTCTTACTTAAAAAAGGAGCTATTGAATATTGTCGCGAACACTGAGGATAAAGTAACAAAGATAAAGATAAAGGAAGTCGTAAAATTTGTAGCCCCCCTGAGAGAGAACGAAACTATAAAGGACGAACTCATTACTGGCATACTTCAGTATCACCAATTGATAAACGAACTTAAAACAGAGTAAAATGATCCACGATTTCAATATACAGTTCTCTACGCAAAAACTTTTAGAAGACATAGACGAAACTTCTACAACTTCTGGAGCTGGAGCGTACTTACCTAAAGCTGGGTACAAGAAGAAAGAGGGAGAGCGCACCGAAGGTGGAATGATATACAAAGATCTTTGGAACGAAGGAGACACTAACGAATCCCTTGAAATAGGAGATAGAGTTAAAGTTACTTATGGTAACGAATTTTACGGCTATACTGGTACAATAGACGATATAGTTAGGGGATTCGTAGTAGTTGATGTCGATGGTGAAGGCCTTCATTCTATGCACATTAGCGACGTACAAAAGATAGAAGATGAAGAAGAGGAAGACGAAGATCTCGATGAAGTTTTCGCTACTCAAGAAAAAGATAAGGTTAAACAGCTTTTAGACAAACTAAAACAGATAGACTACAACGCTTACAGGAAACTCTTGATGGCAATCATAGATCCAAAACCATACACTTACGCCGACGCTGAAACAGAACTGGGAGGAAAATTAGGACTCTCTGAAAACTATTCTCGTTTCAAGAACGAAACGAAAACTAGAAACAAATCCGAACAATTCCACCAAGCCATTCGCGAAGTGAAAAAGAGGGTTCACGAGATACACAGAGTGTTTGAATACGTGAATAGACTCAAGGAAGAACTTAGCGAGGGAGAAGACGGTCTTAAGTACAAGAAGCACACAGAAGAGGCGGTGTCTAAGATAAAGGACATGGTTAGCGAATTGAATACGAAGATAAAAAAATTCAAATGAAAAACAAAGATCTCATAGAGAAGCTCAAAGCTTTGAAAGAGAGCACAAAAGTAGCCAATCGTCAAGCTCAAATGGATAAGTACGTGTACGACAAGATGCAGTACATTGCTGGCATCAAGAAAGAAAGATTGTCAGAATCTAACTATGTTAATCAGCTGTTAAAGCAAGCTAAGACTGGCGTGGAGAGAGGTCAAGAAGTGACCGTGCAAGGTAAAAAAATAGTAAAAGTCATTCCTGCTGCTGGAGCTTTCAAAACAGAAGACGGACCTATGATTAGGATTAGCGATCTTGAGAATCCTGAAACCGATATACTTATTGGAGGAGAAAGAGTAAGCTTAACGGACCCTAAACCATTTTCTACAATAGAACCCTCTCCAGAAGAAAAAGAAAAACGTCAAAAAGACTTTGATAAGCGCTATGGATTGGGCGGAGGATACGAAACCCAAGCGGGTTTTTACACTGGAGATTAATAAAATAAAAACAAGTCATGGCAAAATCATCGGGTCGCGGTGGGGAAAGCAAAAAAATAACTTTCGGTAAAAGGAAGTTAGGCAGAGCTAAAAAGAGTCACAATAAACACGATAGGGTCGAGAGGAACTATAGGGCTCAAGGAAGATAATACTTAATATTTATAAGCGAAATGAAAAACGTTAACCAACAATACAAGGATCTTAAAGAGGGCAAAATGTCCAAAGATCAATTCTTAAGAAACGCTAGAATGTCTTTTCCGGAATTAATTAGTCCTATTACTAATTACAATGATACCATTTCAATATTAAAAGCTAAGAGCATTCTTTCTGAAGATTTTTTTGCTAAACAAATCGTTAATGAAGCTTCCATTAATACAGGATATTCTTACATTGAGTTAGACACAGAATTTCCTGTTATAGACTTAGTCAATCCCTATCAACTTCAAGTAGGCGTTAAATTTGAACTTTCTAAAATAGAAGATATGTCGGGAGACGCTTACATGGTAGCTCTCGATAAGGCTCTCAAGGAGATATCTAAAGACCCAAATGCGTATCGCGAAATTCAACTTGCAAACTACAACGAAGTTAAGAAAGAGGACGATAAGCTCCAAATGAAAGAAGTTGGAAATAAAGAGGGAAGTATTCGCGAGACAGATAGCTCTGGATACCTTAAGAAGGTCATAGTAAAGAACGAAAAAGCAAACACGTCTGTTAATAAAATAGAGAACAAAAAGGACAAACCCGAGGGCGTTAAAGAGATGAGCTCAAAACCAAAGAAGCAGAGCGGTGTCCAAATGATGGAGATGCCAGGTAAGGAGCAAGTACTCAACGAGCTCAAGGATTTCCTCCAAAAAAAAAGTAAGCTGAGCGAAGACCTGCACTACAAATACACGGTAGGTCAACAAGTTCTCACTCCTAAGGGAGAGGGAATAGTAACCGAGATAGTGGGTGGCACCATTACGGTAAAGCTCGGGGACGATTCGATTCAAGATTTTCAAGTTAACATACTCGATAAGCAGCACGACGTGCAGCACGATCAGACTCCCATAGACATCCCAGAACCCGCAGTAGAAGCTCCTCCCAGCACAGACAAGGATCGAATCCTAGAAAAAATAAAAAAGGCGCTTTCCAAAAGTGAAAACAAACAGGAAGTCATAAAGGCGTTGAAAGAGTTTTTTTCTAAAAAGAAAATGAAGGAGGCTACAATATTCAAGGTAGGAGGAGATGTAGTAGTGAAAAAAAGCGGTGAAGAAACCACAAATTTTAGAGACGAATTAACAAGAGCAGGAGCAAAATTTACTCAATCTGATGTCTAAACAACTTCTCATAGAGCATCAACTCTTTACTCCCATAAGAAGCACTCTCACCGAAGGCATCAAATCTCCCAGTGGTAACATGATAGTCAGCGGTCAGGTTCAAGCGTGCGACAAGCCAAACGCCAACATGAGAATATATCCTTACGAAACCCTGTACGTACAGGTGGAGAGGTACGTACATGGACCTATAAAGGAGAATAGGGCGCTGGGAGAATTGGACCACCCGGAGTCTTCCGTGATCAACTTAAAGAACGTTTCTCACAATATCCTCAAGCTTTGGTGGGACGGTAAGAACCTGTACGGAGACATAGAGATACTTCCGACCCCTTCGGGCAACATAGTCAAGGCGCTATTTCAGAATAACATAACGGTAGGCATATCCTCAAGGGCGATGGGCAGCACCACTCCGATAGGAGAGGGACTTGTTAGGGTGGAAGAGGACTTGGAAATTATATGCTGGGATTTCGTGTCCCAACCGAGCACTTACGGAGCGTACATGAAACCCGTATCAGGGCTAAACGAATCTGTAGAGATCTCCGCTAAGCTGCACTCTAAGCAACAGAAGATCAATAGGCTCTTCTCGGATATCATGTGTTCTATGGGAAACCAATGTTGTATTAGGTAATCACTTCCCTCGCCTCTTCGCAAACTCCTTCGACGTCTCGTCTAAAAAACTTACCGAGAATGTTCACGTTGTAAGATTTTGGAGAACAAAGCACATCGTACTGTAGCTGCCACAGCATTTCGAAGTACGTGAGCTGCTTGGAGCTAAAACAGAACTGCAAGATCCTCTTTTCAAAGGAACATTCGCCCAAAGATTTGACGTCGTCCTTGAGCTCCTGGTTACTCCCCCAGTAGTCCTTCCAATTCGACTCCTTTACCTCTTTCTTTTTCTTTGGAACTCTGCCCGGTTTGGACCACTCGGAGATCTCTTTTTTAGTGAGTTTTTTACTCAAATTGTTTCTGAGGATCTTCTTACCCACATAGAACTTACCGCTCTCCTTGTTTGTGATGATGTAAACGAACCCGTGAGTCTTTTCTGGGAACTGTGAAATGTCTGTGTAGGGGGTGATATTACCCTCCTTGTCTTGTCGAAACCAATCCATGTAACCGCTTTCCTATAAATATAGGGAGACGGTGTTTTTAGAGTCGCTCGGCCTCAAAAACCTTGACAACGTAGTCTGGAATGTTCTCGTAGTTCTCTTGAAACTCTTCTGGCATCGCGTTTATTATGCTTTCGTTTGAGTAGGGACTGCTCTCTGGATCCGACCACCTCCTAGTCTTCATCATCCAAGTGTAGAAGTACACGTACCCGTTTGCCTTCTTCGTATACCTTTTCGTGTCTACTGGTAAATCGAACCTCTTTATCAGTTCCACAGAGCGTTTCTCGTTGTCCAGCTCCAAGTCTCGCATATTCCTTATGTGATCGAACACGTCTGGTACGTCCTCTCCAGCAAGCCACCTTTCTATGTGATCGATCGTGTATTCGCAAGCGATCCACTCATCGCACCTTTCTGCCCACTGGGTGAGATGACCGTACTCGTGCACAAGTGTTTCTGTCCAATCGTCCCTCTTAGCAGCTACTACTAGCTGTTTAAACTCGCTATCGAAGTAACCCGAACACTTGATGTTTCCGCTAAGTCTAAGGTATCCAGATCTTTTTCTAAGTTCGAATTTAATCTTGTGTAATTTGCATTGTTTTTTTACGTAAGCTATAAAAGATTGTTCTTGGGGAGATAATCGCATAAGCTAACCTATTAACTATACTTATGCTAAAAAAATATAAATCTCTTTTTTTTCTTTTTGTTTGTGCAATAGCCGAATTTTACAGTTTTCCTCCCGTTCCAATTCTTACCCACGTTTTCTACAGTAGCGTTCTCAGAATCTAAGTGTATTCCCACTATTTCGGGTATTAGTTCCCTTTTGTCTCTACTCCACTTTTTGCAAAAAAGAACGTCTGTTCTATCTGCGCTACCGTGTTCAGAATTGTACTTGTTAACCCCAGATCCCTGAGGGTGAAACATTTGAAAGTAGCCTATAGGCAAATAACCCGATTCTTTATATTGCATGGTCCTAGCCGCTATGGGAAAAGCGTCCAAGTGCATAAGAAAGTAGTTCTCGTAGATTAATTTCGGATTGGTTACGAACTCGCTCCATGATTCGAAATTTGGACACATCATCCTGTCTATACCGTATATCTTGCTTTTATCAAAGTATAGGTTATCGAACATCTGTCTGGTGAATGGAGGAAGATACACGTCCGCATCTATGTGACACACCCAATCCCTCTTGTGCAGAAAGTCCAATCCCTCGTTGATACCCCTAGCTTTATTGAAAGCGTCCCCTTCCTCGTAAAACGCTTTTGTCTTAATGCACTGCACGTTGTGATAGTTGCACAACCTCTGGGTGTCTTTGTCTTCAGGAGAAGTTACTACGACCAAAGAATCAAAAATGGTTTTGTTTATGGGAAGGGTGTATGCTAAAAAGTCCGAATAATTTACGCAAACCGTCACTGCTTCTAAGTACATAAATAATTTTATTTGTTAAAATTTTCTTATTGGAGCGTTATGTTTGTTGTTGTTTTGGTGTGTTTTTTTGTTATCTGGAGAGGTAATTACCCTTCTGGGTTGACGTGGTAAGATGGGAGAGGGCGAAAGATAGGGAGTGTACACGTTAACCCTGGGAGGAGCGTAATAGTACCCACGATAGAAGGGATGTAAGTAGAATGGATAGTAATAGGGGGAATAATTCATTACAGAAGCCGCTATGTTGTTGTTTCTCGGAGTGGAAAAGTAAATATCGTCAGGGCAGTATTTACCTGGATACGTGTAACAAGAGGATAAAAAAACTAAAAATGCTAAGATGCAGTGCTTCATGTTAATAAATATTGTGCCTATACAAAGAAGCAACCGAATCGCTTAACGGGCGCACTAAAGACGAATCGAATACGGGTTCTTCAGTGTGTGTCGATGCTTTCTTGTTTCCACAGGATAGAAATAAAATTGAGCAAAACAAAGCGATCCTTTTCATAAAAGTATTTTTTAAAATAAAAAAAAATAAATTAATAAATTAAGTGCTACTGTTGCGGCTCTTCATCGGACTCAGAGTCTTCCTTGAGTTCCTTCTTAGTGTTTATGAACTTATCTACAGACGCTATTCCTAGGGATCCTAAGGTGAGAATGAGAAAGGAGTTGAATATGAACTCGTTCACTACTAGCTCTTTCCCCAAATACCCCGTAATGATATCAGCTATAGCAAATAAGATCATCATCACGAGAGATATGAATCCCGCCACAGACTTTTCGTTTATGTGGTTGTTATCTTCGAATAGTTTCATTACTTGAGCAAATTGTAGTATTCGTTAAAGTGTTTCTGGCGGTCAGGAAGACCTATCGTTCCACCGTTCACGCACTTCGTAACCGACACCACACTCGCGTCAGTAGCGTCCTTGCACCTAAACAAACAGTGCCTGTGAAAAAACCAAGCCGCTGAAAGCAGCGGATACTTCGTAGCAATAAGATCAGGGAACTGGAGGATATTTTCAGTCACCACTTTATCGAACTGTGTGTAGTTGTTCTTACCCGTAAGTTGTATGTATCCCCTTCCCCTGTATCTGTAACCTTCTCCGGAAACTTCAGGACCGTTACCCATGCGATTACCGTAAACTAAGTTTGCTATTTTTTCTGGCTTTCTCTCGTATAGTTTTGCTTTATTGGGATCGGGGAAATATTTCTTGAACATCGCCAAGAGGCCCTTTGCGCTGTAGTTTAAATTCTCGGTTGTTAGTCTAAAGCCACCGCTTTCGTGACCGCACTGAGAGAGGAAGTGAGCTAACTTTACTGGAGTATTGAATTCGAATTTCTGGATTACTTCTGGAATCTGAGCTATTACGTTATCTGGAATGTGACCCTTTAACTTGTTTATGTCCATAATCTATTGGTTTTTCAGACATAAATATCATAGTTTATTGAGTGGAGTGAGATAGATTCACGTCTCCTAATACGCAATACTTTATATTTTGAGTCAAGTTACTTGTACCCAAGTTTATCGTAAAGAAGGAAACAGGGTATATAGAGGAAAAATTTGCTCTAGTTATATTATCGTAATCAGTGGGTTCGAACCAAAGTACTTTAAAAATAAGTTTAGATCCAAGGGTGTGAGCGAGTATTAGATAAGCATCACCTAAATCTACTACGCCATCCATGTTAACGTCTGCTGCTTTCCACTGTTTGGTGTGTGTCATGACCAACCCCAGAGCAGTTTGATTGGGAGTGCTTTCGTTCAGAATCTCTCCAAATACCAAGTCGAAATCCGTAGATGTTACGCCCTGAACTGGCATCGATGGGACCAGTTTATAAGTTGCGTTCTGAATTGGTAGCGTGAAAGTGTAGTTACCGCTTGCGTCCACGTTCTTGTAATCTATTAAAGTGTCAGTTCCGTTTACGATTCTGTAAAGAGTTAATAACGGTCTGGATGTTAGAGATGCGGGGATAGATACTGTACCGCTTAACGTATTGGTAATGGCCACTGTATTCGTTGTGTTCGCAGTGTAAAATCCTGTGAAAGTGGCGTCCTGTGGATTCGACCACGTACCAAACTCTACTATGTACGGATTGGAAAAATTAGAGGTGCCAGGTAAATCGTTCCAACAGCTACCACCGTTCCATTTAGTCACAGCAAAGTCTTCGTCCCCAGCGTTGTTAGGTTCACCCGTACACCAGTTATTGTATTGCCCAGAAACGTTTCCAGTCAATTGACCGTTTGCGGTTTTTATCAGAGTTCCGTTTTCTGGACCAGCATCTATCCTCCAGTAACCCTCTTGAGCCCTATCTGTAAGGGCGAACCATATATTGTTTTGCGGTACGTTAGATATGATGAAACTTTCTTCGTTGGAAGACGTTATAGTCACCAAGTATCCAGTTTGACCCTTGAAAGTCTGTTGAGCGCTCAACGCCTTAGCGTTATCGTACGTAGCACCAGCAGATACCGGTCTGTAAAAGTGACCGTTAATGGCGTTGTAGTAGTATCCAGAAGGATTAAGCGTCGCTGATATAGATATCTGGGCGTTTCCCAGAGTCGCACCGGTGTTCACCTTCAGCGTAGAGAGAGCGTTGTTTATATTTGCCATGGTTCCCGTAAAGCTTACGCGGGTGATGCTGGACCACGAAGAGTAACCCGTTGCTCTTGTCAATCCAGTCGTGGTAAGGATGCTAAAAGTGGTACCAGACGGGGGATTAATGAGACCGACCGAAGCCAATAATATGTCAGACGCTCCAAACCCGCTTATTACGAAACCGCTAGCATCCTGCCCGCTTACGCTTGCTTGGTAAGTCCTACCAGGTGGGGCTGTTATGGATTGACCCAACCCAACCAAAGGAAACAACACTATGACTACAAAAAGTCTCATCTAAACTTGAATCCAGTAAGTTTTTCTATTTCTTCTACGCTTGTTTTGTTATTTTCCAACCCATCAGCCTTGCTCGTATCGTTGTTGAAAAGGTACGCAAACCACTGGTTGGTACCCTTAACATAAATAACTTTCCAACACTGTTTGGGAATAGATACCCTTCCTATTTTTTTAATTTCCCCAAAAGATCCGCACCACACTTTAGTAGAATCGTTTTTTATAGCAATATCTCTAACAACCACTTCCAAAGACTTCCAGTCTCCCCTATTGAGAGCGGGATATTGAGCAGTCATGTTAGTAAAGTAAAAAGATTGCTCGTTCGATACCCGATCGCACGCTGCGTCTGCAGCAGGAAAGTTGTGACCTCGATCGAATCCACTATTTGTGTAATCGCTTTGCAAATTGCTTTCTTTTGCTATTCCAGGATCTGGAATGAACTTGTCTTCTCTCTTGACTTTAATATCACAAATTAAGCTATTCTTTGTTATCCACCACTCTACTTTTACTGGGTAACACTTAATTTTGTCAAAAGTTGTAGAATATGCCTTGTAATGCAAGGTCACCGTATCCTGAGCTTTGGCAGATGCGCAAATAACGAAAAATGCGAGTAATAGTTTTTTCATAGGTTAATTTTTGATCCTACTAGTAAAAACGATAGTATTGGAAACTCTGGGTTTGTTGAAACGTTTGCTTTATAGTTTACGTTGAATTTAAACCTTTTGGTTAGTTGGTAATCTAAACCGCTACCCAAGAAACCGCTAAACGTCCTATCGGTCGTGGTTATTTGGTCCTTTGAAGAGTAAATCAAAGGGGTGGAAATGATGTATATCTCTGGGGATAGAGTAAGCCTCTTTCCCGCTCTTAGCGGTTTAGTGTAAAACGCTGTGAAAGATGGGGATAGGTAAGTGTTATCCTCTTCTGAAACGAGAGTGCCAGCAGCGCTCAGATTAAACCCAGTAACACCCCACTTATCCGCGTTGAGTATACCACTATACCCAAAGAATGCTAACACGTTTCCGTAAGTGTAAACGCCAGTCAGACTAACGTTGTGAATGTATTTTAGAGATCCGCTCTTTGAGAAGTGCATCTTAGTAAATCTACCAGACAACGCGAACTGCTTAAAGTTTAGCCAAGTCATGCTTGTTAGACCCCAACTTGAGGCTCCTGTCATTGAGGACCTCGATATGCCCAAATTTAGGATCGGAGTGAAAGATTTATCTAAGTTTTGCGCAGTGGTTAAGTCGGATTGCACTATTACAGGATTGCTTCTAGAGTTACCGCTCTTACCTCCCTTGCTACTTTTGCCTCCTCCGCCCCCTTCTTTCTCTTGTTTTGAATCGCTATTCATAGTCGTAGTCGTCGCAACTTCCTCTCCCGCTTCTGAATTTTTATTACCAGAGTTTGAATTAGTAGCACCACTAGCGTTACCGCCGACACCAGACCCACCGCTAGCATCACTAGTATTATTCCCGCTTCCATTGCCAGTGCCTGTAGAATTTTTAGTATTACTTGAAGTGCTTGTATTATTTCCAGTATTATTGTTTGCATTTTTTTCGTTTTTTAATTTTTTTTCCGAAGAAGAATTGTTACCTTTAGAAGCAGCATCAGTCGCTCCACTCACAGAAGTTGAAGTAGAAGAAGAAGCTGATTGCGCTTGACTCATTATGCTACCAACAACGCTTTGTACTGTTCCGCTTATAGCTTGAGATACTATTTGGTTTTGAGTGACTTGCCCCGATTGTTGGGAGCACGGAGCAACTTTTCTGTATTCCGCGTAAACTTGATTGACCCAAGAGGAGAACGCTCCGCTCAAAACGTCAGATGAACTGAATTGCCTAGATTGACCTAGGAAAAATACCACAGTACCTGAGGCAGGAATAGAAAAGAACGTTATTTGTTTTGTGCAGGGATCTACGAATTGGTGAGTGAGTACTTGACCCTCGCTCTTCAAACTACAGAGAACGAAAAACCAAGCGCTTAAAATAATTTTTTGCCACATTCATTATTTAGGAAACACTCCCTTTTTAATCATTCGAGGTAATATTCGAGCGCAAGCTATGTCAAGTGCTTTCTTAGTTGCTATCGAAACCGTCGATTGATTGAACTTAACGGGATCTGCTGTGGCGTCTGAGAGTAGAGTCAATTCTCGAGTAGTTTTCGCCTCTCCTAAACCGGAAGCCGCTATGATTTCACCCGTTTCCGCGTCAGTGAACCTAACTTGTAAACCCAAACGAGTGACCATCATGTTTTTTACTCCGTCCTTCAAGTTGATCGTCTCGTCTTCTGAAATAGACCAATCGTAAACTTCTATGCTAACGAAGTAGTGCGCTAACCTTATCTTTCCCCTACCGTCTAATTTATCTTCGGTGATTCCTGATTGACTCGCTTGAAACTGTTTTACCATGCGATTTTTGATCTCTGTCTTGTCCTCCGTGAAAGTAAAACGATTGAGGTTTTCGAGGTATTCTAGGGATATGTTTGCAACGCCCAGACCCACTCTTTTCTCTTTGAGTTCAGGATACATTTCGTAAACCTCCTCAGATATACCGCACTTCAAAATCTGAATGGGAATAGTGGGCCCAGAGTAGTCGAGGTATTGCTGTATGTCTATTGCTCTCTCGAAGGAAGCTTTGTACTCTTCTGTCTTCGTAGTGCCTATCGTTTGACCTTCGGCTTTGTAAGCAGCCAAAGTCATAGTTAGGTACCAAAGTACGAATATTGAGGCGTTTCTATTATTACTAATCATCACCGTTTTTTTTGTTAAACCACTCTTTAATTAAGCCGCACTTTTGACACTCGAGTTCTCCGTCGTTGTTACTATCTCCCCAAACGTGCTCGCACTGTCTGTGTTCGAAGTAAAAGTCGATATCCCCGTCTCCGTCCTCGTCTATACCGTCCATCACCCCGTCTCCGTCTTCGTCTATTTCGACACCTATTCTTGGTTTAGCGGTTTTGTTTTCTTCTAATTTTGATACTGTGGGTATAACTTCTTCCTCTTTTTTAAACTCTTCGGCTCTATTGGCTTCAATTAAGTTGATTTCGTGCGCATGATTTGCAGCTTTAACAAACGCATCTGGAATTAGTGGCGTAACAGATTTATTACTTTCTTTCATATCATTAGTATTTGAAAGAGAAGCACCATCTTCCTCATCCATCTTTTGAACCAACATCTTGTCCTTGTCCGTATCGCTGAACCAGTAGTCTATGATCTTACCGTAGCTACCGATAAACGCGCCAAGCATAAGGAGTAAGAGCTCTTTCCACTCTCCAGCTATATCGCTTTTCATCTCTATAGCAGCGAAAATGCCTCCTACTATCAAAATAAAAGATCCTAACACCAACGCAGTGATATACCACCTGCGTTTCATCATAGCATTTAATAGGTCTTTGAAACCTGTCGATTGTTGCTTATTCATGATTTACCATTGAGGCTCTTTCTCTTTGAATTCGTCTCCCTCTTTTTTCTTCTTGGGAGCTTCTTTTACTACTGGTTTTTCTACGACTCTCTCGATCACCTTAGTTCCGCCACCAACTGCCTGCGTTTGACTGTTATTATTCTCTACGTTGAGATTAATTACAGGAGCGACTTGTTGAACTGGAGCGGATTCTTTATCGTCTTCGCCAAAAAGGGTGGTACCTACCCAAGTGCCTGCGCCGAGAACTATGGTGCTGATAGTGCCTATGATGGTCTTTTTCAGGCCAGACCAAGTGCCATCGTTTTGTTCTAATTCTTCTGACATGGTTATTTAATTTTAAGCTTTAATAAATTGTTTTGTTAATTTTCTTTGGTTTTCGTTATCAAGTACCAATAAATAGTTCCCATTTGCTGCTGAGGTTAAATCTACTTGCTTAATCACTGTGGTAACGTATTCGTCGCTAGCCACCCTACCTATATCTTTAATTTTCCTTCCCTGAATGTCATAAACCGTGGCCATAGAAGCCATGTTAGTTCTAGGGAATATCACTACGAGTTCGAAGAACCCGCTGGTAGGATTGGGACGGATGGTAGCAGTTATCTCTTTGTTGGATTGGTAGTAAGAGTCGGATCTTTTAGAAGATAAAACAACGTAATCCGAGGCCAAGTTTATGTTAAAGTGATCCCCGTCCTTATCGCTAGCATCCATCAAGCGTCTCACGTATACGTTTGTCTGCACATCAGCGCTTCCGATGGGAGAGAACTTGAGTTTAAACGGCGTGTAGTTACCCAAAAGAGATCCGATCTTTTGGTTGTTCATTCCACCGAAGCGAATGATACCGTTAGCGTCGTCGTGAGTCAAGTATTGCAACCAGGGCCCCTGAATATTGGAAACTATTTCTTCGAATCTCACCTTATTGGGATCGTATTTCATCTCGAACTGCAACCCATCGTTGCTAATTCCGTTTGTGTTGATGTTAAAATTAGCGTACATTGCCTGTCCAGTAGGAACCGTTACGTTTGGTATGCTCACTTCCATAGTTCCTATATATTTGGCAGCTGCTACTAAGTTACCGTTAGCGTCGTAAACGGGAGAGGAGTGCGTTCTGTCAACGTCCCCAAGTATGAAGTATTTAATGTCAACGTTTGTCAGGTTAGTCGTACCTACGCTATCGTAAATATGAGTTACACCATTTATGTAACTAGGCCAGTTATTCCACTGATTCGCATCTAACACAAGAGAATCGTACGCTCCCCTTCTAAACACGTTTATCAGTTTAGTGGTGTCTATTGGTTTTAGACCTGAAACAGAAGCATAGATGAGGTAGGGATCGCCTCCGTCAAGAGCTCCGGATTTGTTGATGTCTGCTATCAAGTAAGCTAACCCGTTCTTCAGGTACTGACGGGTGTAAGCTTGGTTAACGTCTGTAGTGATGTATTCGTCGTATGCTTTTACTGCATCTGACACCGTAACAGCGTTATCCCTAATCGTGGATAGCGCTCCAGGAAACTTCACTTCCAACTTGTATCTCGTGTTTTCCTCTATATTCTTGAGGGTATACGTGCCGTCTGCAGCCACGGTGATAGAATCTACGAAAGAGTTATTATTGGCTTGATAACACAGGATTTGGGGTTTAAGATTTATGCTCGGTCCCAACCACACTTTACCAGATAGCGTCAAGTTGTTGGATAGCTTCAAAGCGAGCTTTTGATTAACCAATTGAGCGACGTTGTCTCCTATGCTTTTACCGTCGTTCTTAAACATCCTAACCCAGTTTACGGTTACGCTATCAGCGAAGTAGTTAGCTGTTACGTTGTTTATCTTGTACTTGTTATGAATGATATATCCGTTAGAGTTTATCGCTCCACCGCTCGGAAGTACCAAGTAGTTGCGACCTATTACCCAATCGTTATTAGAAACGTAAGTGTAAGTGCCATTAACGTAGTTGTTGTATTTGTAATTTTCCCACGTCTTGTATGAAACCGTGGGAGTCATGCCGTTCACAGAAGCATCTACCGTAGTAGATATGTAAGTGAGCAACGCCCTTTTGTATTGCCAATCCACCTGAAATGCGCGAATTTCGTTAGAGCCAGGACGATAGTACCAAGCTACATCAAGCGTGTCTCCTCTCTTTATTGTAGAGATGGTCTGAAAGTGTCCTATCTGGGGTGTCTGTGAAAAAGAAGCAAAACTAATTAGAAGCGCAATGACTAATAATAGTTTTTTCATAAGATTTTCTCAATTAAGGTTACAATGGTTTTTTTAAGGGCAGAACGAGCTGTCGCTTGGTTAAAACCACCACCTTCATCGATAATCATAGTAGAAGTAGATATTTCGGAGGACTTACCTGTCGCAACGTATTCTTTCAATCTTTTTTCTCCTTCGTACAAGGTACCCTTTATTTTTATGATAGTTTCGTTGTCGACCTTGTGAAATACGCTAACACCCGCAGAAGTCTGTTGGATATCGAAGTACACTATCTCTAATTCCAATTTGAGAGCTTTAGGATCTTCGCTGAGGCCGTAGCCCCTGTCCTGTATCGCTTCTTCCAAAACGTTCTTAACGCCGAAAGCCAAGTTCTTGTTTCCAGTCATGGGTCCGATCTTGACTTTGTTCGTAACTTTACTAATCTTTACAAAGGTAGGCTGGGCAAAGCAAAAATTACAGAACAACACTAGCGCTATTGTCATAATATTTTTCATATGCAATCATAAATACTAGAAAAAACAGCAGTATAGGTTAACCTATATTATTATTTTGAGAAAAAGTACGTTTATAAAAAAATAAAGATTATGGCAAACGCTAAACCAAAATCAGTTCCTATGAGAAGTAGAAGAAGTGGTGTAAAGAAAACGAAATTAATAAAAGCAAATTTAAAAATAATTAACAAAATTGAGAAAGAGTTAAAGATTTCTTAATATAGAAATAACGGCTTAAAAGAAACGCTTTCATAGTTATTTGGGAGCTAACTAAATTAACTTTATGAGAGCGTTTCTTTTTTTATTGTTACTTTTTTTACTCACTTTTGTTTTTGGGCAAGATGAACAATGGTCAACACTTAATGTTGTTGGAAAGTTAAGTAAGAACTATACACTTGCTATGGAGGGTGAGCAAAGATATAGTTGGGAAAAGGATTATGTTAGATATTTTCATTACGATGCTGGTTTGATTAGAACATTCAATTCACATCTTAAAGTTGGTATTTTTTATAGAGAGATATATGAAATTAAAAATGGAAGGAGAGTAATAGAGTTTAGACCTCATACCGATGCTTTTGTAACACATGGGAAACATTGGAAATGGAGAGTACGATTGGAATATCAGGGTAAAGAATTTGATGAAGACCTTTTTAGATTCCGAATCAGACCAACATACGAATTACACAAATTTAAACAAGCAGACCCATTTATACAAACTGAATTAAACTTTACCAAATATGGATTTACCCGAAATCGTTTTAACACTGGATTAACATTTCATTGGGGAAAACTAACAACACAACCTGCTTTTCTATTAGAATCCTTAAACAAAGGTGGTAATTGGACAAACGTAACAGCAATTTGGATAAACAATAAGATTTCTTTTTAATATTTATAGGTAACTAAAAAAGGTAATTAACACTGTCACAATTGATACTATTGTGAAACGCTATCTATGAATTCTTTTCCTTTAGATACTATATCAATGAGGGTATATATATTCTTGGATTTTAACACTCCGTCAGCATCTCTGTTATTCCAATAGAGTAAATAAGTGTCCCTGGGAATAGCGTACCAGAGTTCAGTATGGGGATTGTAGTGAAAAACGTAATTGTATATTTCCATCGCTTTATTTTAATGGTCTTAACCTATGTAAAGTATTTTCATTTTTCTTGTTCCAAAAAATCCTCTCCCCTGTAGTTTGGATGGTGCTTCGCCATGTAGTCTATGCCACCTGCCCACAACCAAGCCAAAGAGAGCGAGAAAGATACTGCGAGTAAAATGAATCCTAACATGTTTTATAAATACTGTAGTTCCGTCCAGAATCGAACTGGAATATCAAGCTTAGAAGGCTTGCGTTCTATCCGTTGAACTACGGAACCGAAAATAGCTGTCGTTTTCTAATGAGCCTCCTATCGGAATCGAACCAATGACCTACTGATTACAAATCAGTTGCTCTACCTGCTGAGCTAAGGAGGCCAAAGAACTCAAGACTTGGATTCGAGCTCCCGCTTCTTGCGGTACATCCAGAACAGACCCATCCATCCTCCCAAAAGGATCGCGATCGCCGAAGCGTAGGGGTACGCGCTAGTCACAACCGTAAAAACCACGCAACCCGCAAGGATACCCGCAACAAAAGCAAGGGACTTACCCAAATCAATCAGTGTTTCTTTCATTTTCTATTTGTTTTTTTGTCCACTTACTTTTATCCAATAGGTCATCCCAATCTTTGCACCCTTGTTC